CATTTCTTTAATAGCCCCTAGATAGTTGCTATAATTAACAATATTTTCTCCAGGTTGGATAAAGTTCGCGTGTAAAATTTCAAAACATTTGGAAACATTATCTTCAGCATAGTTGTTAAATTCGTTGGTGACCGTGTCTGCAAACTTAGGTCTCGTTGTCGCACCATCAACAATGTTTGTAGTATTGACACTATTCGCACCAACAACAGCAACACTTCCTCCTGTCATCGCTTCTTTGACAGATTGAGATAACATTCCCAGTGTAACTTGCTCATTGCCGCCTTTATCCACTTTATTAGTTTCAAGTTTCAGAACGTTTTGGTTTGTTACATTTAAATCATTTCTGTCTGCTTTAATATTATTCAATCCATCGATATCTGTACGAAACTTATTAGAATCCGCCAACACTGCGACCAAAGCACTAAATTCTGCTTTTCCAACAATCCCTACAGGTTGTCCCGCCAATTTTTGTACTGTTAACTCGAATTCTTTTAAGTTCGTTACTTTTCCATCTTGAATTATCTGTATACTTGCATATACTTTACCCGGTGTCATCATATGGTCTGGGTATTCAATCGCAAATACACTAGTTGCCTTATTTATAACTGAAAAAGCAGTCAGGTCCGTCAGCCCGCTCGCTTCATTATGCCAATTTAAGTTTAGAGTCAATCCGGGTACTTCGCCAACACATCCGTTGTTAGTGACCTGAACGGTAAGTGTGCGTCCTTTGTAATCGCCTTGAGAAACGAACTGTTTCTGCACAAAACTATCATTCGCTCTATCAATCACTAAATCGACATCTCTAAATTGATCTAGTTCCAAATCCATCACTCCTAAAAATTAATAAATTCTCTTGGATTAATAAAATCACTGTTTGAGGATGGCCATGGGCCATTTCTCATAAATTGAAAATGCAAATGCGGTCCGGTAGAATCTCCTGTACTACCCATATTGCCTACTTGTTGCCCTCGAGTAACTGTTTGTCCTACTGATACTGCATTAGAACTGTTATGTGCATAGCCAGTGAACAAACCGTTCGCATGCTCAAGTACCACATAATTTCCATAGCTTGCAAAGAAACCTGATACTACAACCTTGCCAGCATCTGCAGCGTAAATTGGAGTTGTTGGGTTTCCATTTACTAAGTCAATCCCATTATGGAAGTTAGCTGCTCCCGTGATTGGATGAACGCGCCAACCAAACTCGCTCGTCACTGTAACTGGTTGAGCAATCGGGATAGCATAGCCTGTGCTAATTTCGAGACCGTTGAACTTATTAAACCACTCTCTAGCCCATGTACGCCGTTCTGGATGGGCTGCAGCTGGACGTTCAAAGTTTAGCTCGAAGGCGGTAGCTGCTTGCTCCACTCCACTTGTAGACTTAAACGCTGCAACAGTACGAGGGTCAACTTGTCCGATCCACTGACCATTGAACATGCTCCATTCAACCAAGTTCATCTGAGCAGACATCGTTCGATAATCTTCTGTTATACCTGCAGCTGACATTAAGCGTTGAACATATTCACGCCCATTCCACGTTGGCGAACCGACTAATGGATAGGCAGAACCATCCCATTGGACAGCCCCATATGCAGGTCCTCCAACCTGCTCGGTGTCAGGATTCATACTTGGACCAACTTCACCTTGGATATTACCTAGAATTCCTGCTTTTGCTGCATTAGAATAGCCTAATCCATCAAGAGTTGCCCACGCTTGCCATGCGAAACGATCAGCTGTAGAAGTTACACCCGGTGGATATTGTCCGTTCCAACTTCCGCCACCTCCGCCAGAGCCGCCTGGATATACCTGTTGACCGTTTATTTTTAAAGTTCCACGGATATCCATATCACCAGACATAGTTGCATTACCAACAATTCGAATATTAGGATCAATTATATACATACCTTTGCCGTTTCCTAAAATTATCCCTGTGCCGGTTTTTGCTGAAAGTGCGATATAATCTCCATCGCCGTCGGAACGAACGATTAAAGCTTTTCCATCCATTGAAACAGGCCCATCCTGATCCTGCAAATCAGGGAAAGGTTCGCCGGCTGTACCGATGGTTCCAATTGATTTAGACCCACTCCAAAACTCCATACCTCTTCGGGTCAACTCCATTATTTTTCTGCCATTATTCTCAACCCTAAGAGTTCCTGAAGCTAATTTAAGCGTATCGCCCAATCTATTGAATGATGTTTCAAAAACATTAGCTATAATACTTCCGGTCTGGATAAAATCAGCATTGAATTTTCCATCAATGGTCCAAGCTGTTTTAAATGGGCTAGTGTAGAAGTCGCCGTCTATAAATCCAATCCCACCTGAGTTTGCAACTAAGAAATGGCTTGATGTTTGAATAGAATCGCCGTCCATCCATACCATTTGGAAAGGTTGTCTACTTTCACCTCTTTGAGGATGATTGACTGGGTAGTCAGATGGTGACATCAAAATAACCGCACCACCATGAGCGCCACGGATGATATCTGATTGCCATTTGCTGATTTCAGTTGAATCGTAAAACGTCATTTTGGTTTCAGCTAGATTGGTTACACTATTTTGAACACTTGCTGCTTGCCTAGTACTTGAGGTGTTCAAGTTATCGCCTAATCCGCATTCCACCTTGTTGCTGATACGATCGATTTTGACGCTGAAAACACGAGTTTTATAGTGATAGTTCTTGTCTGATCGGTGGATGGTTACTGTGTTACCGATTGAATCCCCACCTAGAACAGAAGTTTTGAATTGAATCAGCGGTCGTGAGTATTCTACAAGATTCTCATAGGTCGCTTGCAGCAACTCTTTAGGGTCCTCAATATCCTCCAAAATCAGAACAGTTTCACGTTTACGCTTGCTTCCGTTCTTCATCGGTATGCCGTACAATTTCGTCATTTCAGGATATTCAAGCCAATTCTGTCCTTTAGGTTTATCTAATGGATTACCATTTGATTTTTTCCATTCGATGTCAGTGAATTCGATTCGTCTTCCATAGCCGTCCCCGACCTCTTCACCTTTACCCCGTCCGATAATCGAGGTATATAGTTGTGATCGATCTCTTTGACGCACGACTTCGAGTGCGTTTGATCCATATACGAATCGTTTATTACTAAATATGCCAATCTGCTTATAAATTTCAATCCATTTATCTGTGATTTTGTTCCCATCAATTTTACATTTGAAAACAACCTCGCAGCCAAAAGTCTGTAATTGCTTTAAAGCATCTTTAACGCTTAGATAGTAAAAAGTTCCTGAAATTGCAGGAAGCGTGGGATCGACATAACCCACACGCCACTCAGCATTTGTATAACCAAGAATCTGTTCTGCTACTTGTTTGATACTTCGATTGCTAGGGCGCATATCAAGCACGATAAACGAATGTAATTCATCTACTGCAAAGTTAACCCCTGTAAAGCTTAAACGTCCTCTAGGATCGCTATCAGCGGTTATTTTGTACATCGAGAACGAATCATCATTTTCACGAACAGCCATAAAAGCAGCATCTCGAATTTTCTTATCATCCAATACGCTAACGCTCAAAGTATCGTTCATCAGCTCGCTTTTATCAGCAGTGATTTCTTTCGACTGTATGGACTCAATAATTTTGCTTTCTCCGCACACTTTTAGCAGTTCTTGTTCATCATTAAGAAAGTAAATGCTTTCGCTCATAGCGCCACCACCCGATAAAGGACTTCAAGAGATCCATTGTTAGTCTTAACGACATCCCCTTTTTTGATATAGAAATCTTCAAGCTGTCCGCCTGCCCAATCTAAGATATTAGTTTTATCTACACCGTTCACATACACACTACCTTCTTTGTTTCGAAACTCAACGACATCTCCCGCAACAATGCTAGCACCTGTAATTGACATTGAGAGTGAGCCATTCGTTACTTTAACGCTTGTTGGTGCACTCAATTTAACTCTTACGACATCAGGGACGATCGTGTATGGAATATACGTGGCAATTTCGCCATTTGATTTATATTGCTTTGAATACTTTCTTGGATCAGCACAATAGATATCAAAACTTGAAACGATTCTGTTTGTGTCGCCTGCAACGGTATTAGTAGATGAAAACCGACCGTGATAGGTGTAGTCTAATTCATCGTTGAATTGAATCGGAACATCTTTTGTTTTATAGAGATACCACATCAAAAGATCAAACTTTTTTTGTAATTTTTCTGGATCGTTATCTTCGAGTTTGTATTTCACTGTCAGCGTCCTTGAAGGCAAAGTCTGGTTCGTGACAATGCTTCCGACTTGAATTGATTCAGATTCAATACCCACGGAAATTAGTTCTCTGCCTTCGACTGACAATGTTTGATATCCTTCGATAACCTTCTCAAATAGAATGCCATCATAATACATAGCGGAAGTAGGAATGTACTCCGGTATGTATCGTTCATTTTTCTGTGTGTCCATAAACGGATACATGTTGTTCATTTCCTACCTCCTAAAATTGTAGTTGTATAGCTGTTTCGCCGCCCTGTGCTTGACTAATGTCATCCACGAAGGCTTGGAAACTTTGGTTGCCAATTTGAATATTGAATAATGCTGGTTTGTTATTGGTTCCGTAGCTGACTTCATGTTGCACTTTCGACTGAATTTGGCTATTAACTGCCGAAATTCGGTTTCCGATGTCCATATTTGATGCTTTATCAGCTAGTGTAGAGGATGCTTTGTCCACGTATTTTGAACCGTCCAGCATACCTTCTGCTAAACCTTGCGAAGTGAACATACCTAATTCAGCCATCACACGTGAAGGAGAATGGATATTCAGCACATCTTTAATTTTTCCAGTAATAGATCCAGCAACATCTTTGACTGCATTCACTACATCGTCAATCTTGCTTCTGATTCCATTTACTAATCCATCAATGATATCTTTCCCGATTTGCAATAGGTCAATTTGTCTGATTGTATCGAATGTTTCTTTTACTCTATCTACGGCATTTGAAACGCCGGTTTTCATGTCTTCCCAAGCTTGTGCTGCACCGTCTACAATGCTCTTCGCTGTATTAATGACAGCATTCTTGGTATTTTCCCAAGCAGTCGTGACACCGTCTTTGATCGCATTCCACATATTGATTGTGTTTGTCTTAATAGATTCCCACAAATCAATGAAGAATTGTTTCACGCTATTCCAAGTGTCGATCGCACCTTGTTTCATGCTTTCCCATGTTTCAGATAACCATGTTTTTAAGGCGTTCCAAGCGTCAATTGTGCCTTGTTTGATATTGGTCCATGTTTCAACAAAGAAAGCTACAATACTGTTAAATGTATCAATCGCAATAGTTTGAATCGTTGTCCATATATAGGCTAGTGCTGCTTTAATACCATTCCAGATATTTAAGAACGCCATCTGAGTATTAGTTAAGAAGCTATCAAAAATCGCTTGAATGGAAGCCCATATATTTCCTGCTGCTGTTTGAATATTGGTCCATATCCCGATCATGTTGTTCATCGCTTCTTCCCAACCACCTGAGATTAAAGAAGTCACGAATAACACTGGAGCTAGAATGACGTTTTTCATAATTTCAAATATCTGGCCAGCAATCTTCACTAAATTTGTCCAAAGTGTTTTCAGGAAAAAGCTCATATGAATAAACGCATTTCGAACACCGTACACAAGCGTTCCGAAACGGCTCATGATTCCATCTGCAATACCTTTAACGATAGAAGTAACTGTTGATTTAATCCCGTTCCATAAGTCTGAGAACCACTGTGTGATTCCATCCCAAACCGAAACGATATTATCTACACCATCACTAAATGCTTGCTTTGTTCCTTGCCACATATCGCTAGCCGAATCTTTGATACCTTGCCAAAGGTCTGAAAACCATTGCTTGGTATTTTGCCATCCCTTTTTGACACTATCTACTGCTTGTTTACTTCCTTCAATCAAACCATCCCATGCATTTGAAAAGAATTCTGTCATTCCATTCCAAGCAGAAACGATCCAATCAACAGCAGCGCCAACAACACTTTGAATTCCTTCCCAAAGACCAATCCAGAAATTCCTAAAGCCTTCGCTTGTATTCCAAAGGTAGATGAATCCTGCAACAAGAGCGATAACCGCCGCTATAACGAGTCCGATTGGGTTTAAGTTCATTAGGACGTTCATCATTTTTTGAGCGCCGTTGTATAGCTCAACTGCTTTTCTAGCAGTACCCATGACACCTTGATAAATACTTATATAACCAATTACTGCCATGATTAGCGGTAAGAAAGGCTTAATCGTATCCCACAGGGTTGTCAAAAAGCTAATTGCTGGTGGAATGCTGTCAGTAATAGCTTGAAAAGCTACGTTTACTGCCCCTTTTATCTTGTCGAAGTTTTCGGCAATCGGTCCAAGCCCAGCGTCTTGCATTCCTTCATCAATCGCTGTGATCACATTCGCCAATCCTTTTACAACTGCTGTTTTGATGTTCGCAAAGGAAGTCCTGATACCAGCTGAGTTCTTTTGGGCTAATTCAGCAAATCCACCGACACCTTCGTTCAGTTCGATTAAACGACTGTTAAAGTCATCAAAGGTGATGTCGCCTTTTTTCAGAGCAGCATATAAGTCATTCGCTGAGTTGACACCTTGATCACTAAATGACTTCGATACCTTATCCATTGCAATTGGCATTGTCTCAAGCAAAGAACGCCAAGACTGAAGATCGACTTCTCCTTTTGAGAGCATTTGCTGGTATTGTTGCGCCCCACGACTTGCATCAGCTGCAGAAGCACCACTGGCCAAGAAAGCATTGTTTAAGGCTACTGCCGTGTCTGTACCTTTTTGCAAATCACCCGTTGAAATAGCTAGCTGTTGAGCGCTAGATACAATTTCATCTAAACTTGTTGGCAATCCGTCTATTCCGTCTGTCAGCTTGTTCATTGACTTGTCTACTTCTTCGGCAGAATAACCTAATGCTTGCATTACGACTGGATATTTGTTCAATGTGTCGAAACGATCAATCGCACCGCCTAATGAACTAGTAACTAATCCAATAGCATTATCAATCAATTTAAAAACCCCGATACCTTTGGCGATATCGAGGATAGAAGTATTCGTTTTTTGAGTGCTGCTATCTAAATTGTTCATAGAACTATCAGCATTCTTCATGGTAGAAGAAAAATTCTTGTCGACAGCCGAAAGGATCGCTTCAACGCTATATGATTCCATAGTTTTCCTCCTTTCCTCAGGAGTTTACAAATCTCGGTACTTTTTCATCCTTGCCCAAGATTTTGTTTTCAAGTTTTTCCTTGTTAAAGAATTTTTCGAAGGTGTCAAATAAAGGAACCTCGTATTTACCACGTTTTTTAGTAGCTTTAACTTGATTATTCGCCCATGCTTGATAATGAATAAGCTCTTGTTCGTCTAATCTTTTGAGACGATAAGCGATAAGCCTTGTTTCATATTCCGTCATTGTCATTCGATCAATGTCTAAAAAGTCATTAATCCCGAGATAACGCAGACAGTTGATCTGGACAGTGGCATAAAAATCTTCTTCTACTTGCTTTCCTTGATTCTGCTTTCGACTGTTAGTGTTTTTTTCTTTGTAAATTCCGACTTTTTTAATTCTTCTAGTACCAAATCAAAGAGTTTATCCGAGCCGATTTCACCAACTAAGGCGATCAAATCCTTTTCCGCTACTCGTGGTGACTCTGTTGCGTTTGCTACTTTTAACATTTCAATCAAAGTCTCAATATCTTCATTGAAGAAATTCACTAGCGTTGAATCCAAGCCAAGCTTCATTGTCATTCCTTGCTCTACAACGGAATATCTGCGGTTCATTTCACGGATAAACCCAAATCCAAAAATAAAGCTATACTCTTTTTCGTTAATCGTTAGTTCCATTTATTCATCCTCCTAAAAATAAAAAGCACTCAATCAAGAGTGCTTATCCTTCTGGTGTTTGTTTCGTTGTGTCTACAAATGCATATTGAACTGCATTTTGTTGTTCGGTTGTTAGTGTTGCATAACCGTCCTGATGAATCATTTGCACGGCATATTCCAAAGAAACTTCAACATCATCTTCAGCGGAAGCCGTTTCTTCGTAGTTTGAGATATACACTTGCATATATTTGGCTGCAAATTTACCTGTATCGCCTTCTTGTGGTTCGAGTTTATCGATGATCCACGTTTCCACCAACTTGTTGTTCATAAATGCATCGTAAAGCATTTTGAGAGTTTCGCTGCCACGTTCATATAAAGCAGTAGAACTGAAATCATATTCAATTGCTCCTACAGTTTGAACAGTGCCATCTTTAGTTTCGGTAGCATCTGTACTGCGTGACATACCAAATGTATGCTCGGTTTGATAGGTCACAGTTTTGGCAGCTTCTTCAGCCTGTTTTTCCAAATCCCGATAGACCAAAATGACGTCAATACCTTTTTTTAATGCCATTTAAATTCCTCCTATTAATCTAAAATTCAATTCAATAATCGCTCGTTTAAGCGGTGTGTTTGTGCTTGTGTCTGTTACCGTCTGTATGTCGCTTGCATTGGTGTCTAGCGTCCATGAATATCCGTCAGATGTCTTTACTTGCATCGCTTGCTCAAACAAAGCAGAAGCCATCTCAGACACCTGTTTTCGCTTTGTATGCAACCCCCATACAGAAATAACAATCACGACATTTCCCAAAACATGAGATTTATTAGTGGAATGAAGTGTTTGAGTATCTTCAAATTCAACAAAAGGATAGCTAGTAGCACTCGCTGGTTTGTAGTCATATGTTTGATACCCCAAAGTAATCGATCGTTTAAACATTTCATCGAAAATTGATTGTTCTCTAGTCTTCATCTATTCCACCAACTTATCCATATCAGATTTAAACTGCGCCTTCTGCTTGTTGAAAGCTGGTCGCATAAATGGTTGAGCTGATTGGAACCTTGTTCCGTACTCCAAATAAGGAGCGTAATCTGCGGTAGGTTTCACCTTTCCTGTTAAACCGCCATCGCTCAAATCCATGGTTATTGATCGTCTCAAATTACCAGTATCAACTGGCGCTTTACGTTGCGCACCTTGTGTCAATTCAGCTGTATTCTGTTTGACGATCTGCTTCACATCTTTCATATTTGCATTAGACTTGAGTTTCATCGTCAGTTCGCTAACACCCTTGAGAGAAACATTCCTTCTAGCCACCAGAAGCCACCTCCTGGACAATAAAAGTGTTTTTAAGTCGAAGGTTACGCTCAGTGATAATCTCGAACTTCTCCGTTTTGCTCCTTAGTTTGTTAAAGATTAAAACGTAATCCCACTCTTTGGTGTAAGGTCGAAGCAAACGAATCACTTTTGCGCCTTGCTTAATATCTCCAAACAAAGCTTTCGAGCGATCAGTTCCCAAATCAGTTACATTAGCAAGCTTGATTTTTTCGTCTAAGGTCGGCTCTACATGCTCCCCTAACTCTGGATCATAATAGCCATCTTTTTCGATAACGAAGGTTACTTCTGTGTCATATCTCATAAGAACTTCGCCACACTTCTATATGGAGGGTTACTCCCGTTTTGTTTCTTTAGATAAGCAAAAATATCATCTTCAAACTCATCTAAAAGCTTTCCGTAAGAGATTGATTCCCCCTCTTGCCCATAAGAGCTCATGCCTTCGTTGCCTTTGCGGTTAAATCGCTTGATAGTACATTCGACCACAATATAGTTCAAAGCCACAGGAACGCTCTCTAAGAAGCCTAAACGCACACACAGTTGGCTTGAGATTCGTTTGATAAAGTCAGTTAGCTGTTTATCGAGTTCTTCGTTATCAACTTCGAGCGATCGCTTCACTTCTTCTAAGGTTTCGTTCATGACTGCCTCCTTTCAAAAATAAAAAGGCTAGTCGAATGACTAACCTTTCTTTTTAGTTGATTTAGCTGGTTTCTTAACTTGTTTTTCCTCGATCTTAATCGGTTCTAAGAATCCTCCGCCAAACGCTTCAAGATTTTTCTCGATTTCATCAAAGCGCTCTTTGTCCAAATCAATCTCTTGACCAACTTTATAAGTTTCTTTCGTGTGAACATCAATGAAAACTTTAGCTACTTTATATTTGGTCATAGGGGATCACCTACCCTTCTGCTAATACAGTTGCTTGGAACACGTTGTCCGCTTCAGGGAAGCTAGGAAGTGCAGTACCAGCTGCTTTTGTCCATGTTCCAACAGGGTCAAGATTTGATTCATAAACCATTGCAAAAATGTTTCCAACTTGATAATCATTAGAACCACCAGATAATAGCCGAGATTCTTCTGGTGTTACACCGAAAATAGATTCGCCCGGATTTTCATCACCAAACATTACAAGTTTATTTTCTGGGAAGTAACGCTCTTTGACCAACACACCTTGAGCATTTTCTTTGTAGTACTTAGCATCGTATGTTGCGATTACTGGCAAACCAAATTGTTGTAACAACTGATTTAATGTTCCAGCTGTTGGCAGCAATCCAGCATCTTTGAAGTAAGCTTTGATACCAGCATTTTGCAAAATAGCATTGCGCACTTTGGTAGATGTTAAGATCCGAGTTGGTGTAGTATCTAATGTTCCAGCCCATGTAGTTAACAAGCCAATAACATCGGTTGAAGATGCAGCAAAATCAACTGTTGCTTTGTGTTCTGCTGGCACACCATAATCAACAACTAAATCCAATCCGTTTTCATCTAGTGTTACAGTTCCGTTTGCCAATACTTCCATACGCATTTTTTCAACACGTGCATTGACAGAAGACACCATTGAAAATACATCGTTATATACTTCGTTTTCCAAGAATGCTTGTTCTTCAGCAGTACGAGGATTGCGTAATGCAATCAAATCCTTTTCTTTCAACTGAATTTTTCGTTTGATGAAAGCTAATTCTTGAGCGCTGCGTGAAGCAACACGAGATGCAATTTCTGCTTCGGTATCAAATGCATGTACGCTTGCGATCGTTGGAATACGAGTACCAGCTTTCAGAATATCAAATTCAAGTCCTTGAACCTTTCGTGCTGGGAAAAGTGTTTCACCCAACAAAGCTGGAGCTTTACGATTGTTTACATAGTCTAAGACATTACGTTGTGAAAATAATTCTGCGATATTTGCCATTTATTTTTTCCTCCTATATTCCTATTACTGTCCGCCTGCTGCGGCTGGTAAAGCGATCAATTTTCCTGTTTCATCATAAAGTTTGATTTCACGCATTGCTGTTTGAGCAGCATCGCTTGGTTTAACTGGTAAACGTTCAATTAGAATGTGTCCATCAACAATTACACCAACTGGCTGTGCTCCATTAGTTACATCAACATCATTGATCGTGATCCCTTCTGCTGTTGCATCGTTTGCAGGGAAGATAGAGCCCGCTGGCAAAATACCATTTGTAACTCCCGCATGAGTATCATCAACCTGTTTTGTGAATGAAATGAATTGTTGAGATTTTAGAAAATTGATTTCTTTGAATGTTTCTGATTTTTTAACATAAACCATTGATATTCCTCCTATTTAATTGCCCAAGGGTCATTCTCAGGCTTTTTCGTTTGGTTGTTTGCATTTTTTGCTAGCTGTGCACCACGAGAAATTGTTGCGCCGTTTCCATCTAAAGGAACTTTTCCGCCAAGTCGCTTTTCATATTCCGCTTTGATTGCTTCACGTTCTGCTTCAACAGATGCTAGATAAGTCTTAACGTTGTTTGACGTTGTTTCAGCATCTTCTGACACGATCAGTCGCAGCATTTCTTTCGTAGGCGTAGCGCCTTTCTCAGACAGCATTTCACTTGCTTGTTCCGACATTTTGGATAGCACTTCTTTACGTTTATATTCAGCAATTGTTGCTTCAAGTTGCTGTTTCTCGTAGTCTGCTTTCTCTTTATCGTCCATTTCGGCAAGTTTGGCAGCTTCGTCTTTTTCTTGTTGTTGCTTGGCTTCCCATTTAGCAAACTTTGCTGCAATAATCTTGTCGACATCAGCATCACTATATTTTTTATCCGCTTCTGTCTGGTCTGAACTATTTTTTTCTTTGTTGTCTGCGCTGTTATCTGATGTATTATCCGGAGTAACATCAGCTGCATCGTCTTCTGCAAAGAATTGCAAGTTCATTGGTAATAATTTTTTGACTTTCATATTTGTTTCTCCTTCCATATCTTTTAACGTGGATAAATGCTTGCACTTTCCATAGCTTTTAAAGTCATCAATGCTTGGACAAAATAAAAAGCCGTTAGCGAATGGGCTAGCGACTTTGATTAACTTTGATATATTTGTTTTGATTTTCTTCGAAATCACTCATGAACCATTCGAGTGTGTCTTGCGCCAGTTCACTGTTGAACAGTGCCTGAAACTCAACTTTCAATAAGTACCAATAAAACGGAATCTTAAACTTAATTTTTAGTGTAATATTGTTACTTTCCATTTTTATCGGCTCCTATACTTTCTACTTGGCTTGTAAGGTCTCTTTGGCTCTTGTGCTCTGAACGTGTAAGGGTTAGGATCAACTATGTTATCTAGTCCATCAACTTTGCAGAAAAACTTGATCGTAACTTCTGAAACGTTTTGTACATATGACTTGATTTGTATATCGATTAAACTGTCAATCCTAGTGCCATCTATATATAAACCATTATCGATTTTGACTTCATTTAGTTTTGGCATTTTTACCCTCCTCTGATTCAACTTTCTCTCTTAATTCATCCACATGCTTTTTGATCTCATTGGTTAATCGTTCTTTCTTCTTCGTAAAAAAAGGTGTCTTTTTCTGCTCATACATTAAAGCTTTGATTTCAGGATTGGTATAAAAGATGGTTGAGCGATATCCGCATGACTGACACTCAGCGTAATGGTGTTCTACATTGTCTGGTAAATTATCGAATTTCCGCACCAATGGCGTCTGATTTCCACATTGATTACATAAAAACGTTTGCTCAGACATTCTATAACCCCCTTTCTTTAAGCGACTTCTCAAATGCATCACGATCAACATATGGTGCGGTTGAACAGCGACAAAACGGATGCATGTTTGGCGCATTTGTTCCTGGTTCCATTTCATCAACATCAAATACTTTTCCGTTAAGTGGTAAACACAGACGACACGCTGAAGGCTCAGAAATGAATGTGTACTTCGTAATATCAGCATCACGATAACTTCGCTCTTGGATGCCGATCTGTACTCTAGTCGTTTCTGTGACCATCAAACGTTCAGTATTGAATCGAGTGTTCTCTCTACCTTTCTCGGTAAGGAATCTCGTTAATTCAGATGCCAACTGTTTGGGGTTACGTCCCATCGTCACACTTCGAACAAGCAACTTATCTAAATCAGCTTTCAATTCCGCTTGGTACATCCAAAGCCGTTCGCTAAACGTTGCGAATCCATCCGCTCGAAACGAACTGTTTATCACTTGCTCCACTAATTTGGCATAACCACTTTTAGCGATCGTCATTTCAAGGATGCCTGCTTGGCGTTGCAATTCTTTCATCCCAGCGCTGGTAAGCTCTCCTGAAAAATACTTATCCATGTCGTTAAACGTGGCTATCAGCTCAAGTCCAATATTTGCTTTCAGTAATTCTAAGCGATTGACACGCATTGTAAGGTTGTATAGCTTCAATTCCTTGTTCGCTGTAGGTGAGAAGTCTTTTTCTTTAACGTACTTCTTAGCCTTGCGAGCAAATGCTTTTACATCCATTTCGCTGGCACGCTTCATCGCTTCGTTACGAGTGATTTTCTGCCCATTGGAAAAACTATCCCACTGAGCATCTATCTCTTTCTGTATCGCATCCTGTGCGTATTGCAGGCGCTTCTTGATCTCGTTCATGCGTTTCTTGTCATCTTTAATCTGCTGCTCTTGCCAAGCTTTCTCACGCTTGATGAAGTAATCTTGTGATTTCACTTAATCACTCCTTACACCAATGCCATAGTTCCTTGATAGTCAGGTTCACATCTGGCATTTCGTATCTTAATACGTCACGGTGCGTGGGTATCATCAGCCACTTGACTACAATCAGGTACCACCAGAAAGAAGGTTTAGACTTAATTGAATCGAATCGGTAGGCCGAAATCGGGGTATTTTTTAGATCACTTGCTTTTTTCTTTAATGTCAGCAATTCGTCGTATTCTTCTTTCGATATACTAATTATTGATTGTTCATCACTCTTTTTGTGGTATTCACTTTTAATAAAATCAATAACGCTTTGAGTTAATGGATCGCCATTAAATCTTTGTTTCAATTTTTCCAGCGATTCTTCAACTAACCTATCATTCATGTCAAAAGCCATAGTCTGTCCTCCCTACCAAGAAAATCTGACTAACTCAATTTTTGCATCAATCGAATGCTTATCCTCGTAATCCTCAACAGTAAAGCCGCCATCTTGAAACTCTTTGCGAATATCATCTGTGATTACATCTTTACCATAGAAAACTTCGTTGCGGCCTTTTTGCATTGCTTCAGCGATAGCATCTTTGATTTTTTCGCTATCCTTCTTCTGATACTCGTTCATCATCTGTTCTTTGAGATTCATCTTTGGCAACCCCCTTTGGTCTTGTGTATTTTTCTAATGCAAAAAGATACACTGATATGTTAGATAAAAGAAGAATAACAGCCATCTCGATTCCAAATGCATAATAAAAGAAAATAGCAAACGCAAAATTCATAAGTTTGAAAACTCTAATTTCATCGTCATAACTCATCTTCTTCATTTTCTTTTTCATCTTCTTCAACCTCCGTATCAGTTTCTTTGTCACTATCAAACACACCAGGACCAGCTTGTTTCTTCAGTCGCTTCAACTCTTCTTCAAACGGAACGCCGGTTAATCGCTCAGCCATTTCGCACAACGTTTGATCTGATACGATACCAACCATTCCAGCAATAACTTTCATAATCTCTTCGTCAGATTGCGGCACGTTCGGCGTAAATTGGATTTGTATCTCGTTTACTTTATTGTATAGCTGCTCTTGTTGCTTTTCATCAGAAACAAAAAAGGCTTTGACTGTATCAATCAAACCTCGTGGTTTATTCAATCCATCCAGTCCATCTTTAATGCTCCAAGAGTGTGTAAGCAACCGCAGACGGCGCATAATAGCCTTCTTGACCATCCGTTCCTTGTTTTTACGATCGTTGTCTGACCCCCATCCTTTGAAGCGGAATCCGATGCCTGACTGGTTGGACCCGATGTTCTCATCAGTAAAATCAATAAGAGATGTGAAGCGCAAGATGTCAGCAACTGTCCGACTGTCGTTAGCCTCCATTCCTGCAACGTCATACTCTTTCTTAAGGTAGTACGCATCAGGTTCAGCACCTGCAACGTTGTTGTCGTATATCTTTTTATCCCCTAATACAAGCATTCTAGCTTGCATCATAGCTTGGAATACTGCTAATTTGCTGTTGTCGCCTTCTTGGTCGTCTGCTGTATCAGGGTTACCTTTAATCACCAAGTAAGCTTCGGATGAATCTTGTTGGAAGTTAGCCATCTCCGATCGAGAAAGGTCGTATGCATCGATTGAATCAAGCACACGCTCGAAGTCGCTTAAACGTTCTTCGTTGTTGATCCATTCGTTAACTTGAACCGAATCAAAATAACTTTCAACAATATCCTCATTTGGATCTTCAATTCTTGCATTCTCTAAATCATCATTTTCTGCTACAAGATAATAATTAAACCCGCTGTTTGTGTATAGCTCAACTCGTGTCCATGACTTATCCAAGAATTCTTCTTTGTAATAGTGGACACCACATACTGAATTACGATCTTTGGTATTGTCGTAGATAACAAATGTTTGCTCTGCATCAAACTTAGCTAATGTTTCCTTGCCGTATTCATCACGACCAATCCATTCGTACGCTCTACCTAATCCGAACGTATCACGCCCCATTAATTGATTGTGATAGTCTTCGTTAGATTGGCTTGCAAATGTATTGATGCGTTCTGCAATTGTCTTCTCCCCGCTATACTTCAGCGGATTACCAAGCAAAACACCTAACTTAAACGAAACAACAAAGTTTGCAAAGTCGCTTGCGATGCGGTTATCCGCTCTGCCTTCAGGTTTGCTTGGTCGGTATTTGATGTTATTGTCTGCCAACATGTATCGTTTGAGTTGCTTTAATCGGGGAACTTGCTTCGTCTGGTGATGTCGGATAAATCCAACAATCATCTTCCAAACATCTTCATGCTCAAAGTCTATTAGCTGTTCAACTTCGCCAGTACGCTGATTTAGCATCTCTCTTTTAGGCAACTGGCTAACTGGCACCTTATAAACAAGGTTCGCTTCTTCATCAAATCGCTTTTGCCCTAAAAGCTGAATATTCTGTTCCATTGTATCACCTCTACAATCCTAGTTTTCTGAATGTGTCGATCGTCTTCATGACATCGACTTTTTCTGTTGTGTTTGTGCTCATTGTTTCGGCGATGCCTGTTGTAGCATCTGGAGCATCGTCGTGCTTGTTCTTTCCTTCTCGCTGGTATGTAGTCATCGCCTTGTAGTAATCAGGAAACCTTGTTCTCCAATCACTAGGCATCCGCACATATTGTTCAATCCAGTGGCTGTTGGAATAGATTCTCGCTTCTTTATTGGCACTTTGAAAGAAATCAGATATAGCAGCTGCACATTTCCTTTTTACTTTCTCTCTTACAGAACGAGCAAAAGACCGACCGCCATTGTTGCGCTCGATACGTGATGTATTCACTTTGAAGTTAATCAACTGATTTGCAACTGCGCTTTCTGTGTATTCCATAGGCTGCTGCGTATAGATGACGTCTAAAACGTCTTGATAGCCATCTAGCGTTTCGCCCCAAACGATCGAACAAAGGTAGTCCTTACCAGTATCGGCAGTATCACAATAATGCCAAATCTTCTTATAGTTGGATCTGTTGCTGTAAGTCTTGAACTCGCCGTACAATCTTCCTTTAATGTCGATAGGCTCTTGTTGGTAGTTGGCGCTAGCGATGTCTGCACCCATTGTTTTAACTTTACGTTGGTAATCCTCATAGGAAAGGACATCTTCACACAGCATCCGATCGTTCTTTTCATCGTACGCTTGAAAGTTGATATGCTTAACCTTATATCCGCTAAGAGGGAGTTCTTTTAATGCTCTACCCGCCAAATCATTGCTATGCCATCTAGTCATGTTGATAATGATCTTACCGTTGCTCTCAAGGCGAGATAGCATGGTATTTACAAACCACTCCCAATGTTTATCAAGGACTGCAGCATTATTAGCTTCATCTGCATTCTTGATTACGTCATCAATGATGATGATATCTGCACCAAAACCAGTAGCTGTACCAGTAGGCGATGTAGCCAGGTAGTTATTATAGCCATCTTCCAAACTCCAAAGATTCATTGCGCCATCCCCATATTTGATTTTCGCATCGAATATATCGGCGTAAACTATCATATCTTTATCGGCTTTTATCTCTTGGATCGTGTTTCTCACATTCTTGGAAAATACGGTTGATAATGTTTCGTTATATGATCCAGTCATGATTTTCTTGCTGTGATCGTTCCCTAATACCCATTCAACAAACCGTCCAAGCGTCAATGACTTACCGTGTCTAGGCGGCATATTAAGCACCAGAACATCGTGCTCATTATCATTAAGGAATGACTGGAACTCTCCGCAAATGGAAATAAGATACTCTCTATCTTTTTTATAGAATGTCGGCATAATCAAATGGCAATAATCAAAGAAATACCGCTTTGCTAACTCAAGCTTGGCACCTAGCGCAATTTTATCCATCACGACTCGCCAACTTCCGCAATTCTTCTTCGGATAGATTAGCAAATGGATTGCTGACTTTCATATCACCAGTAATCTTAGTTTCTTGTTTCTCAGCGTATATACCGGCTATCGTAAGAATCATTTTTCTGTCTTGATGGCCTTTCTCTGTTAAAGCAAAGTTATACGCTGCATTTAAAACGTTAGCGGCTTTCCCTTTGATTAGCTCCATAGTCGTTTTATTTACCAAATCGACAAACTCTTGTTTCTTCATTGCGTCATAGTACTTGTTTCGACTAACACCAGCGAGATTACACAACTCTTGCACAGACTTACCGACATTCTCAGCGTTCAACAAGACTTCTAATAGTTTTTTCTCAGCTGGAGTAGGTTTGTATTTGTCATTTTCTGTCATGCAACCTCACCTTCTTTCTAAAAGTTCTTCTTAACTAGCGTTGCTCCTTCTCGCTCATACTGTTTAATTAACTGCTCAACGTTTGTTTGTGTACGGGACACCACTGTGATTTCCAGATGCGAGATATAGTTCCTATTGTCGGCTGTCCCTACATGGATAATTTCCGTATTCACATAGTTCCCACTCCATACTGGCTTAATCTCATTGCTGATCAGTTTACCCACTTTATCCAGGATAGGGTTCTCGGTAAAGTATCTGCCGTTCTCTCCCTCAATCGCTTTCTTATATGCTTCAGCAAATTCAGGTTCTACATCAATCGTTAGCAGCGCTTCATAGAATTTCACATTGCATACCTCCTTAATCTCTCCACAATATGCGGATCATTCTTCCAACCATGCCCAATGTATATCAGCCTATGCCAATCGATATACTCGTCACTAAATTGCTGATAGCATTCAAGCAACGTGTGCTTTGGTTTCAATTCCGCTTGACGGATGTTCTTATGCCTTAGTATTCCTACTGATAGTTGGATGTAATAGTAATGCATATCAGTCACCCCAACTCATATTCACGAACTTCATATTGATAAATAGAATTTTGTTCCGTTAATTGCTCAGCCGTTCGTACAGCATCTTCTTTACTTGCCATTATCGAATAGATGTCCATCATATCTCCGAATGGCTCGAATTCCGGTTGTGGAAAAGGATTATTGCATACTGCTCTAACTTTGAATCCCTTTTTAACGACTGCATAGACTTCTTGTCCATTAGATGCCATACGCTTCTTCATGCGATTTTTCTTTTTCCATAACTCTTCCCACTTGTTCATGTCTTGGGTAACGTAGTAATGCCATTTCATTTGCATCCTGAGCAAAAGATACCTTACTTTATATGTCATAAGTCACCCTCAACCTTTCACTATCATATTCAAACAACTGCAGCACCTTCTTGCCCATCGTCCAACCGTTCTCGATCTCGTAGTTGTCATTCGGTTTAATTGTTCCTAATTGACGATGGATCACTCCTTGGTAGTCGTTCGTCTGTTGCGTGTGGAAATGACCAGTGATTATCTCCCTTGTTGTTGCATTACTCCATATATCGCTAAACTCAGTAGCGAACAACATCGGCAAATCCTTCCGCTTGCCATACTGCCCATGAGTAATCATGATCGCCACGTTATCCAACATGAACGCTTGTCGGTATTTGTTATGTGCATGTACTTGGATGTCTGGGTACTTAGCTTCTAGGTATAAGAGAAACATATACTCGATCGATCCACTATGATTCCCTTCAGCATGTTCAACAGTCACTTGCTTCGCATGTCTCACACACTCAGTAATCAACACATCAAAAAAGGAGCGAGCGTCTTTAATCGCTTGCTCCATGTCCACATCATCTAATTGTGTTCCAGCCATCGTGACTGACTTCTTAATCTGGCTGCTATGGAATAAATCTCCTAGCTGACCAATAACAATCTGCTTATAGCCTTTTGAGATAACTTCAATCATTCTCGCTAGCTTATCTTGTAAATCTTCTAGCTTAGTGATGCCGAAATGCCAATCAGCCAAACCGATGAATAAGTTTCTGTCACCCGTCTTGATTGCGGTTAGCTTTACTGGCTCAATCGATTCAGTGAAGGCAGATGCATTAAACGCCTTGTGCTTTGGCTTCACCACAAACTTCAACTGCTGATTCCATTTCTGGATATCAGCTGTTGTGGTCGTCCACTCATTCGTGGTTACTTGCGATATTTCCCACTCTTGCGGATCATAGCCCTTGTACTTGAGAATATCTTCTGGAGTTTTACTGTCCTTCTGGTAGAAAGCCATCTTTACATCGAATTCAGCTTGGGAGATAGTGCCATCAATGTTATATCGTTTGTTTTCGTTGATCGACTGGCCATCCATGGTGCGAGGCGGCGTTACTTTGTTCAATCGTTGACGTTTGCTCTTTACACTAATCTTGGTAAACTCTCTCCCGTACTCGTTTGACAATATGATCGCTATTTCTTTATTGGTATAACCTTCATTGATTAAGTCTTTGAGCCTATCAATTTCTTGTTCTGTCCAGTTTATGTTTGCCACCTCGCTTTATCCAAAATAAAAAGCCACTCGCAATGAGTGACTTCGATATGTACGTCCCCGCTTGGGACACATTGTTAAGAGGTGTGCGGGGTTCTATTAAAACTAAGCAACCTACACGCTTGCGATTCCAAGCCGCCTTATCCCACTATTCCTCATCCTCGGTTGCTATATGATAGAACACTTGGTCAGAATATCGCCCCCCTGACCTTGGCTTACTCATTTAACTGTGAATCCCTTCCTTCATCACAGACCGCTCACAAAGCCTGCGTAAGGCAACTTGCCGTGTTCCTAGCAAGTCCAACTTAATGTTAATTGGTGAGGACGGTGTCGAACCGTCAGCCTCTATGAGACGTCACCTTTCGACCACACCAACTTGAGGGAGCTACCCTCTGCATGCATTGGGCAGGATGCGTATCACACCAGCTTTGTGCGAACAAATATCCTACCTACGTCACTGGAGTGGTACTGCCCCACTCACGTATCAATACCACAAAAGATTGGCTAGTTCCTTTGTTGGTCGCCCCTAACAATATTGATACAACCAAGCGTCTTCTACTTCCGCCACAGTGACTATCGCCCACAGAATAATTTTTACGTATCAAAAGGAGGTTGAATGCCGTTGTGCTTGTGGGCGATATCTGATAATACTATTTTATAACATTTTCATACCTCAAAAAGTTCAAAAAAGGTTCATAAATCAAGCTGTTTATCGACTTCTTCAAAAAACTTATTACGCAATCTCTTCGCCGTACTCACACTAGCAAGAATAATTCTCTGTTCGACCAGCCCTTGCATAGTGTATTGCGGAAATCGTTTAATATACAACTCTCGAATGATCGTCTCAGTATCACTGCCGCACTCATCGAGAAGTTCTTGTACAATCTGCTTATTGCGTTTTAACCGCCGAATCTGTTTATCCGTCTCGATGGTCCACAATGTGCCGAACATCAAATCGCTGTCGCTTCTTGTTCCCTTGATATCCCCATTAACATCCTCTTCTCGATACGGAACCCGAATCTCTTCTTCAAGCTTTCTGACGTACTTATCCGTATCTCGGTAATCTTTCAACACTGCCTTGACTCGTTCAACACGCCATTTCTCCAATCACTTGCCCTCCTCGGTTAATCTTGTCCCACACATAGGGCAGAAGGTAATCTCAAACTCTGCCGTGTAACCCGCATTATCAACTTCAGCTGTAACATGCATTGTATTGCCATTCACTCCAACTTCCACACAGTCGGTACGTCCTGACCACAGATAATCAGATCTATACAAAGTTTCCCTATTCCTTGGATCGGGTTTACAGTACTCACACATTTACTCGACCTCCATATAATCTCTGACGAACTCTTCAATTTCTTCTTCGCTGTATTTTTTTCTTGTTCCAAATTCACTCTCGATCAGTCGCTGCCATACGTATTCTAGCAGCATTCCGTGAGAGAAATCATAAGCATACGAGCCAGCAGCTTTCAAATCCAATCACTTGCCCTCCTCTTTGTCTTCCTTACCAAAAATTACGCTTGCGACCACTGTCGCTACGACTGCGAAAAAAATCGCTACTGCAAAGTCCATCATTTATCCTCCACTTTCCATCGCATCTCGTACTAGCGGATCGTTAATAATAATCTTGTACTTCATCTGCTCATGCTGCAGCTGCTGTTCTAGCTTCACGATCTGCTTTTGCTGGTCAATTATTGTATAGGATAGCCAACTTAGACCAGCGATTGTCAGCAGTATCGATACAATAGCTAGTACTGTGTAATGATTAAATTTCATTGGCTTGCTCCAATATTTTTGGATTCTCATGAATATTCCCAATTACCTCTGTGTTAAAGTCTGTTGAATAATCTAAATCAGTGATGTAACCCGGAGCCCCGATAATCATAGTCTGCTGATTATTTAATACGAACTCTACAATCCCACAGTGTCCTAGCCATTCAACAGCATCACCACAGTAAATCTCCACGCCGTTCTTGTCTTTCAAGCCTGTTGACTGCATGAGGACTACTTCTTTAAACCAATACCACTCGCTGGCGTTTTCAATTTTGAGACTAACCATACTTCTGCTTAAATCAATTTGTAGCACATCATGCATTGTTTTTGTTTCGGTTAAAAACGCTCTAAATTTTGGTACCATCTTATCCCTCCTGTTCTATTCTCATGTTTGGAAAATGATCGGCATATAATTCTGTTACTCCGAATACATTTTGTTTGTCAACGGTCCTTATTGCACTTGTGTAGTAAGCACCTGTTCCCGATGTTAAGTAAATCCACTTTGCAAAATCAGCTGATACCTTTAGGACTATAATTCTGTTCTTATGCTTCACACCACAATTCAGTAGGATCGGCACGTTCCTATTCTTATCCTTATGAGAATCTATATAGTCAGTAGCTAAGATTTTTATCACCTCTCTGACAATCAGCTATCGCTGACGATAGCGGAATTAACTCTTACTTCAAACTGATCACATACCGGGCAGTACCAAACGTCTTCGGTCTCATCTGGTTCAGGATATTGCTTTTGCATAGTGTACAAATCACACCGTTCGCAGTAATCGGGTTCATTCATCACTCTTCCTCCAGTACTTTGAGATCATAATCCGATTCAATGAATTTTTCTGTTAATTCTGGATTTGTTGCATTACCCAATTCTGTGTAGATTAAATCAAAATCATCTCGGTTAAAGTCAGTTTGTAAATAGTTATTGATGATTGCTCTGATACGGTTTTCCCAATAACTTCCTACCCCTTTGTGCGCTGGTCTTGATAGCCAATGAAATATCTTTACTGTTATGTCTCTTTTTGACTCTACGCCGTTTAAGTTAAAATAAATATTCTTGGTTGGGACTAAGATTAGTTCGTTTCTTCGATTGATGAATGCCTTCGGTGATATTTCCGTTACAAATCCTATGAACTTTAGAACTTCTACTTGCACCATCACTCTTCCTCCTGTTCCTGCGCCCAATCAAGAAACGCCTGGGCAACCACTATGCAATCTTCTTCAGTGACTTCCTCCATTTCATCTAACAGAAATGCGATCATCGATAGATGCTCTAATGCATGCAATACTGTTTTAGGTTTAGTGATATCGTATTGTTTTATAACTTCTTGTAACATTTCCTGCTGATTTGAATTGAGTTGCGGTTGTTCAGTTAATTCCACCAGACGGTTCGCTACACTCTGTATATGTTTGTTATGGCTACCAACAACTCTTGTATAGTCCTGTAGTTCTTTTGCTAGTGTTCTAATTTCACTCACATTCATTCCTCCTGTTCCTGTGCCCACAACAAGAAAGCAACCGTTGCTTTTGCCCATTCTTTATCTGTTAAGCCATCGTATAGCATCATATCAATGGCACAGTCGTATAAATCTGAACCTTTTTCAAAAGACTTCTTGGCGTTGTTTATTGCAATCTGCTGATACTCGTTGAGTTGCGGGTGGTTATTAAGCTTTTCTAAGTCTTCTAATTCAAGTTCAATAAATGAGATTCTCAAATCGTTCTGGCGTTCCACCACCGGGAAGTTTGTTCCTCTCCATTCCAATAGTCTTGCCAATTCCTCTTTCCTAGTGGAAATTAATTTTGATAAACTGGTTGCACTCACGTTCATCCCTCACTTTCGATTGACTGGCCGACATTTTTGTCGGTCTGTTGTTCGTAATTGTTTATATTTCAATGTTTATCAAGTGTTAATTTCGATTGACTTTCGCGTGATTCCTCTATTTCGTCGGTCAATCTACTTTTCGTTTGTAGAAATAAAGATTGATCAAACATATCAGAATCCCATCTGCCATAAAACGCTGCTTACCGCTTCTGTCAATGCATCTTATGCTAGGGAAAAACACTGATACTAGAAATATAATTAGCACAATGTGATTCATCACCGTCCCTCACTTTCTGCTATTTCGTCGGATAGCTGACTTCAATTTGGCTTTTGATTAGATATTCGATTCAAGAATTCTTTTTCAAACAATACAGTGTTAGCGTTGAACCAATTAGCCATCTTTAAATCATCACCATTGAGCCACTGTGTTCCGTTTATTAACCACTCAACATCCGCACTATATAAATCATGCAAAGATCGATATTTCTCAGATAGTCGGTTAATTTCATTAATTACCATAACCGGTATTTTCTTCATCGAACTTCCTCCGATTTCAGTCTTGCTTTCAATTCTTCCAAATCCTTTTCAGCGAATATTCTGTTGCCATGCCATTTTGAAATAAACTCAAAGTCGTTAGTTTCCAGCGCTTCTTCAAGAGCAGCGATTTTCTTTTCTATAATTCTCAAACTTGCTTTGCTCATGTTTTCCCTCCAGTTTTCTATTTTGGTGGATAACGGACTAAACTAAAGCCCCATCGAGAGCCAATAACGTTGATTCATTGTCATTAATGCAACTAAAAACCTGATTACCTGCCTCATGAAGACCTACTGGCTCATTTGTCTCTTCACTCACTGTATTTGCAACTTTTGTAATGGCAACTGTCGTCTCAAGTTCTTTCATACTAGCCATAAAGTCCTCTTTGTCTTCTACGTCACACACTACTTCTTCATAAAATTCCATACATTTCCCTTCATTTTCAGCTGCTACAATTGCAAAATACGGGTCATTAATTTCAAAAATTCTCATTTGTTATCTTCCTCTCTAGTTGTGTATCTCTTCCGATTCAGAAATTAACTTTTCTAAAATAATCTGACATTCTTCTTCGGTCATATATTTGTTTACGATCGTTACGCAAACCTTTTGATTTGTACTGCGGCTATTACCTAAAGCATCATCTGTTGCTATAAGTGAACATAAGGAATCAAAATTTATTCTGTGTCCCATTTTCACAAAGCTGTTTTGATAGTTAACTATCTCGATTAGTTCCTCTCTTGCGCTCATTTGATACCTCATTTCAGATAATTTATATCTCTTCCGATTACTGACTCAATATCTCGACCATTGCGCCTGCAAAATTGCCTTTCTTCAAAGGTGTCTGCAATCTGCATGCTCGATCCAAAGTCCATTTGTTCAGCCCTGACATCTCCGAGGCTTCACGCTGTGTGCTGAATTCTTTGACTTCACCATCTGGAAAAGTAAATCTGACTGGCGTTGAGTTGTATCTATTCTGTTTCGGTCGATCGTAACTTTTTCCCCACAAAGCCTTTCTCAAAACTCTGATTTCGTCTTCATCAGCACCTGGCGTATTAACTAACTTTTCCAACCGATACAAATCTTCTTTGTTAGCCATCATTCCACCCTCTTCATATCACGCAATCTGACAACTGTCCGATCGCTGCCAAACGTCACAATAGCTGAGTTCTCAAGAACTTTGACACACACTGCTTTAAAAGGTTTTGTAAAACGTTCGGTCACGCACCAATACTCGATGCCTGCTTTTACTCTCCGTTGCTTTCTGACTACACGTGGCGGTGGGCTATACTTACCGTCTTGCACGCCTGTTACTGTGTCTGCTAGTTTCATGCTTTACTCCTCCGCTCCATTTCCTCGGCTAGCCATTCTTGTTGCTTAAGCAACCTCTCAACATGGCTGTCGATCACTTTCTTTCTCCATACTAGGTCCTTATCCGACATGTTTTTGATTTGGATTTGAGTCGGTGTCATCTGCTCACCTCTCAAAATGGAAGGCTATCATCGATATCGATCGATGAGTTGCTGAATGGGTCTGATTGAGCGTTGTTGCGGTTTTGTTGAGCGATGGCATTATTAGTCGTTTGATTATTTGAAGCGCCACCATCTTGCGTATTTTGGCTCTTGCGACCAGTTGTGAAGCTAAACTTATCCGCCACAACTTCTGTAACATATTTTCTGCCGCCTGAGTTATCTTCGTAGCTACGAGTTTGGATTCTTCCGACAACTAGAATTTCGTCACCTTTTCTGAAGTAGTTAGCAACTGTTTCAGCAGTTTTCCCCCAGAACACGATGTTCACCCAATCTGTTTCTTTTTCGCCGTTGGCGTTCTTAAAGTCACGTTCCACAGCAATACTAGTTGTGCCCACTGCTTTACCACTTTGCGTGTATTTAAGGTCGATGTCCTTGCCTAATTTTCCTTGTAAAGTTACGTTGTTAATCATTTCGTTTCCTCCAATATCTCGATTTCAATTCTTGGGTAATACTTGTCAATTTCAAAATCATCTATAAAGCCTCTTATCTCGTTCCACCCGTCATTTTGGATAATGCCTGCTTTTTGCATACCGTCCAAAATTGCCTTTTTAGCAAAAGCCACATTGTCTGGATCCTTCCGCTTGTTTTTGCAATACCATGTAAAATGGATTTTTATCGGCGTTTGAACTTTAAGCCCAGCTGCTTTTGCTTCCAAAAATCGATACATGATTAAATTCGTATCAGCTTGCTTTACTTTGTTACCGGCCAACCTGTTGCCGTTCGTTGCTTTAATATAACTATTAAGGTCTGTTAGCTCTCCTGGTATCGTAATAATCAGAACATTCCCCTCGCTTTCAAGTATCGTTTGCAATGCTCTGGATCCAAAGGTTTGTATTCAACTAAAATCGGCGCCAAATCATATTCGATCATCGTTTTCTTATACGCTTCGTTTGCGCTCATCCATCCTGCCAGATTATGAATGTTTTTCTTAAATTCACATTGAGATAACGCAACTTGAATATAGGCTTTTCTATGAGCTTCCCAATACCTAAGCTCCTTTCCCAAATCTATTCCTATGCCTTCGTAATACCGCCGTTCTAAGTCGGTTAAGTTGATCAAATTTGTTATCGTCTGTTGTGAACGCCGTACACATTCAAGATATTTTTCCGAAATACAACTTGGCACCATTTCATGCTCTTTCAAATATTCTTGAAATTCTTTGCCTGTGCTAACGTCCTTATAGCGCATTTCGTTTGTCCAAGTGATCCAGAGTTATGACCGCTATATCCTTTTCCGTTAGTTTTAGCGTCTTGGCTACTTCCGTTGGCTTAACTCCCTTATCTAGCAACGCTACGGCTCTGGCTATCGTATGTTTAGGGAAATCAAATCTCCATCCGTCAAGACAAATCACATGTTCTTGTATTAATGCTCCAGTCATTGATCTACACCTCTTATCCGTTTGTCAGTGGTTCTAGCAAATTGAATGTTATGCCGCTTTGAATTTTTTGATATTCTTGACAATATTCGCTCGCCGTAAGCTTTTTTGATTTCATCCGATGTTAAATTTGTGTTTACCATTAATGCTTTATTTTGCCTTGCTTCTAAAATTGAGTACAAGATGTCGTTGTTAAAACTGGTGCTATCTTTTATGTTGTTACCACCAAGCTCTGCGCCCAAATCATCAATAACCACGAAGTCTACTGTTTTGATATCTTGTAAAAGGGCTATTTGATTTTTCGACTCAGATTGATCGTTAAAAGAAGCCTTGCGCCTTTCCAACAACTCTCTGTAATTGACAAACAATACTTTCTTTGAGTATTGGCTTTCTTGCAGTATCGCCCAACAAACCGCCATGCATAGATGGCTTTTACCAACTCCAGATTTTCCAGATAAAATCATATGCGTAGGGTTTCCATTCAAAACCTCTTTGATAAAGTCCACTGCATAAGTCATAGCCACTGCAGTTTCTTCTTCTTTGGTCTGGTAGTTATCTAAAGACTTGTCAAACAAGGCATAATCAGTAATCACTGATCTATACTTGAATAAATCGTGATTCTTCTTTTTCAGACTGGTTTCGTATCGCTTGTTAGTATCTGCATCTACTTTTAGTTTTAAGGCATAATATCCACACACCATGCAAGTAGGTGCGCATCTATCTGAGCCATCTTTATTTTTCGTTTTCCAACCGTACAGAGCGCCGTTACACTCAGGACAAACTCCTCTGACTTCTAGCGTTTGCTCTATAAGTCTTGAAATACCTACTGCTACGCTTTCCAATGAATCACCATCCTAAATCGTCATATTCGCTAGATCCTGTATTTTCAAGCTTGCCTTTATCTTTGGTAGCCTTCTTGTCTTCCGCTTGCACTTGTTCAACTGACTTGAATTTATTTCTTTCCCAATCTTTTAGAATTGTATTTACATAAGCGTATTTTCGAACGTTATTATCAATCGCAATTCCCAAAGCGTGTATAATCATCAATCGAGCATTCTCCTCTGTAGCTCCTGCTTTTACTAGGTCTTCAACCCAATACTCGAAATCAGTCATTGTCTTATGTGTAATTGATCCAAATCCATTTTGCTCGTAGTAGTCGTAGATGTCCTTGTTTACTACTACCCTATCCTTACCTAACCTAACCTTACCTAACCTAACCTGTGTATCCATTTGGTATACCGCTTGGTTGTCATCTGGTATACCAACAATTTCTTGAGCGCCAAAACCCTTGGTATCAAAGGTATAAGCCTTGTTTTCTTTATCAGCTAACATAGATTTTTCTTCTTGATAAAGAGTCGGCTTGTACCGATCGTTACGAATATAGTTATGAATTTTCCAGTGTTTGATAACAATCACTCCGCTATCAAAAACAAGAATGAATTTCTTAGCCATAAGCAGTTTTAAATCATCGTCTCCACAACCAACCATACGTTGTATCTTTTTTGGGTTATTAATAAAACCGTCATCATCTGCTCGCATGGATAAATGGAAGTACAATGATTGTGTTGATAAAGGCATGTCAAGAAACGCATCACTGTCTATAATGGTTTTGGCAAACATCCTTCTTTCTGCCACGCTATCAACCTCCTATCCTCATTTTTTTAATCTCATCTTGATTTAGCTTGATGCCAATAACGTGATACTTGTTTTTAAACTCTGTAATTCCCATTTGATGCTTCTCGGTATGATGGAATCTGCAAAGTGCTGCAAAAGTAAATTCCGTATGATCTACCTCTTTCCGCTTTCGTCTTCCCAAGGCTTTCTCAAAGTGATCGATGTCAGCGTTCTTTTTACCGCAAATGCAGCAGGTTCTATTCATCACACATTTATAGAAAAAGTACTGTTCGTTTTGTGGCGGTATCTCATAGCCTTCACGAAACGGAATGTCATTTGCGAAGATAAAATCTAGGATCATTTCATCTAATGTTGAGACTTCATCGACTGTGTTCTCCGATTGATTCGACAAGCTGATGTTCTTCCCTGTGAAGTATCGAAATTGCCAATAGAACACGTCTTTAAGGCTCTCTAATGGTTCGCCAGTATAAATGTATATGTCCTGCATTAAAGCGAATGTGAAGCGTCTCTGTTCGGCTGTGAACCCTCGTGGGTCTTTGATGAATATTTCAGCTTGTCTCTCGCCGTCATATCCATCAAAGATTGTTTTGAGTCGTTCAATGTTTAGCGACTCTTTGAGCTGCAAAGTAACTTTATCTTCATCAACTTTTGTTATTTTTGCTAGATACGAAAGATTGTTCATTTACATCACTTCTCTTTGTTTTCTTGAGCAGCTTTCATTTGATCAATACCGTTTTGCGTATACTCTTTTAGCAACTCATAAAATGATTCGTTTATATCCTCAAATTTTCCAGAATAATTAAAGTGTGCCAAAGCTTGATTCTCAAATGTCTTAGGTGATCGTTTCAGCAAGCTTGATGCTTCTTCAAACAACGATTTCAGTTCTTCTAACTGCTCTTTACTGGCTGATGGGGATTCAGGCAAATCTTCACCAGCGTAGATATACAATCCTAAGCCAAACATTGCCAAGTTCTTTACTAGGCAACGCATTATCGTTTTGTTAATGTCAAACATGGTAGCTGCATCAACTCTTAACCCTTTGGCTTTCTTTGTGTCATAGGTATACGGATTAGCTTTCATCGCTTTATTAGCCCCGTCCATCACTGGCAACCACATTTCGTGTGTAAGGCCTTCGATTGTGACTTTCGTAAAAACCATATAGCCAGTGTTGGGATCAAAAACATAAGGAAGACTATTATCGAATTTTTCTATTTCGTACTCCGCCGTTGGGAATTTCTTTTTCACTTCTGCCCATGCCCACGCCCAAGAAAGATAGCTGAGTTGCACACTTCCTGTTTTCTTCTTTTCAACGTGGTTATTAACATCTAAGGTAAACAAGAAGTTAAATATCTCGTTTTGCTTTTCAGTAAACTGTGTACTCACCTAAACTCCTCCAATCTTTGATCTAACCAGTCTGCTCCGCTGACAATCTTTAATTCGTTCATAAGCAATGATGATGGTCCGAATTCCTCGACCATGCCTAGAAAGTTTTCTTGCTGTAAGACAAACTTAGTGCGAGTGAATCCATTCTTTCTGTATCCTATAAACAACCAGTCCGCTGAATGTACAGGCGTTTCGTTGTCGTCTTCGTTCCAATGCGCCGATGGATCAACTTCTTCTTGCGATTCCTCAGAATGGATATTTGGGAATACATGGCTGCTTTCGTCTTGTATCAGTCTGTCGTAATCTGTTGCGATATAATCTGACATCTTCCCACTCCTCTCGATTTGTGGTAAACTTAGGTAAATATTTTTCGTAAGACTCTATGCTTGCCGGCCGGAGTCTTTTTTTATATCTATTAGTTTTTGCGAGTAAATGGATATTCTCTTTCTAACCCTGTTCGCCTGCTTAATAATTTCCTCGTTTTGAGTGGCTCTTTCTAGTTTGCGGAGCTTCGCCAATTCTTTTCTTGCGCCGTTTTTTGCATCAAGATATAAAAAATATTCTTCATTCAAATAAATCCCCTCCGTTTCTTCATTCGTTCAATGTTTTGCTTTGCTAAAATAAATGGTTTCTCATATTTATAACCACGATCAGCAATGATTTTTCCTATACGTAGCGCTTCCGCTCTAGTCATATCGTCTCACCTTCCTTTTGCTCTTGTACTTAAGGAACACTCCGTATGGTCCGGTATCAGCACTTAAGAAAACCGGTCCTTTCTTTGCGACAAGGTTGATGTCGCCATCCACCGTTTCTAAATTGAGAAATACTGGTGTTTCTGTAATTCTTAGATACCAGATGCAGAATTTCTTGATCATAGTTTTTCCTCCTTAAAGTATCGATTGATCAAAGCGAGTGCTTCTTCTTTTGTTGAGACGGTGTGCTGCATTTTTGATTCATTTGTTTCTATTGAGATAGTGATTTTCATGCTGTTCCTCCTTTGGTATAATTGTTAAAAACTGGTGGTGCTGAAATGAAAATTGATCCGACAATAAGTTTGGCTCTAATTGTTTCTTTCGTATCGCTCATTTCACCTATTGCTGTTTCACTCATAAATAATAGGCACTTGAGAAAGATGAAAGAAATGGAACTTACGCAAGAAAACTTTAGAAATATTACTCTTCATAAAAGAGATATATTGGAAAACTTCCTTCGCTTAGTAGGTGAATTTACATCTTCCGATACAGATGTAAAGATGTCTGAACTAGCAGTCGCTTATTACACGCTTTTGCCATATATACCCGCAAGTAAAACACAATATTTCAGAGATTTTTCCGATATAATATCCAAAGGGAAATTCTCGGCTGATGATGGTTATATCAAGAGTTTGTTGCACGACCAAATCATTCCTACAATTAAAGTGGAAGTCGAGAAATTGCAAACAAAGTAAAAGCGAGTGCTATTGTTATGCTGTAAATTGCGTATAATTTGTAAGACTCAGGATGAAGCTTCTTCATGATATATATACAAACTGGTATGCACGACCAAATGAACGTTACGCAAACTATTACTTGTAATGTAACCACCCTAGCCCCTCCTTCCGTGTGGGGTTGTTTTTAATCCAGTAGATCCATTTGAGGATAGTAACCCTCTGCAGTTAATAAGTTGTAAATGAAGACACGACCTTTTTGCGTCCATTTAGTATTCATCACAACTTTTACGCCGCCATCAGCTTTTGGAATCTCGCTTGTGTGCGATTTTGTGTATCCTTGGTTCATATGTTTGCGGTACAGAATCCATTGACCACTTATTTTATGCTGAACACCTAACTCATTAAGCAGTTTGTTAAGTGCGATTGCCGACATTCCATAATCAGCAGCGATTTGAGACGTTGCTACTGTATCGGTTGATGAAAGAATCATGTCTAGGTAACTGATTTTTGGTTCGTATTCAGCGATTTGCTGTTCGAGCAGTTGATTCTTTTCTTCTAGGTCAGCTGCTAGTCGCAATGCCTGAGCGAAACTTTGAGGGACGTTCGTATAGCTTCCTGTTTTTCTGATCGTTGGAAGGACTTCTTCCATTACCCATGCTTCAAACTTTTCGGCACTCGGTAGGTTTGACTTGATAATTAGACGATAAACATCCGATTCAGGAATAATTTTGAATTTTTGACGACGACCTAACGAATCGTTACCCCATGTTTCAATCGCTTTTTTGCAATGATCATTAGTGGCTTTACTAGGATTTTTATATCCCAAAGTTTTGGCAATATCGTTTGCTACGAAATACGGAATATCATTTTCTAGAAACGTTCGAACTTCATTTTTTTCAAAATCAAAAATTTGTGGTGTGTTCATTTAATGTTCCTCCTTCTCTATCGTTTGTATTTGTTCGATGTTCTCCAGACCAAGAATTCATCAAATAATTTAATGTTGATAATTGGAAGATTAGAAGTGACTAATCTATATCCATCTTTAAAGTCTTTGTGTTCCTTAAATTCCCTGAGTAACTTTTGAAACAATGATTTATGGTTTTGATAGCCAAAGTAGATAACCGCTTCGTCCTTAGCCATCCACGCTTGTTTTACTTCAATTGTTCTCGCCAATGTTACTTGCATATTCTCACCTCTTCCGTACTTAAAGTGCGGTATGATGCAAAAAAAATTAAATGCGGATCAGATCTGCATCAATCTTGAACACATACGCTAAAGCAAAAACAGTAAGTGGTTTGATTGGAACTTTATTATTTTCCCAATCAGAAATAGTCTTTGATGTCACCCCTAATTTTTGCGCCAACGCTTCTTGAGTGTATCCAGCATCAATTCTGAATGACCTCACAGACATTTGTTTATCCCCCATCATAAATCACCTCCAACTTCTCTGTGAGTTAAATATACCGCACTAAAAGTACGGTGTCAACACTTAAAGTAAATTATTTTTAATAAAAGTTATTTACAATACATCACTTTAAGTGTAGAATGAATACATAAATCGGAGGAGTTATATAGAATGAAAAAATTACAAACGGCAAAAGAACAAAGAGAAATATTATCAAGTAATCTCAATTCCCTATTGCGTAGTAAAGGGAAAACTCAGGCTGATGTAATTCGTGAGTTGGGCGTAGCTGAGGCAACAGTGCGTAGTTGGTTTAACGGAGAGAAGTATCCTAGAATTGATAAATTACAAATGTTGGCTGATTATTTTAACGTTCCGCGTTCTAGAATAACCGAAGAACAAACTGGCGTTTTACAAAGAGTATCAAGTATAGTGAAAATTCCAATACTTGGGACGATTACTTGCGGCGAGCCTATTTTAGCTGAAGAAAACTTTGATGGTTATAGAGAAGAAATAGGTGATTTCCTTCCTACTGGGGAATTGTTTTTCTTAAAAACTAAAGGAGATAGTATGGTTCCGACAGTTCCAGTTGGTAGTTACGTATTAATTAGAAAACAAGAGAGTGTGGAAGATGGTGAAATTGCCGCTGTTAGGGTGAACGGTGACGAAGAAGCTACGTTGAAACGCATTAAACGTCAAGGGAACATTGTTATGTTAGTCGCAGATAACAAGGAATACGATCCCTATATAATTACAGAAGATAATCCTGCAACAATTATTGGGAAAGCTGTAAAGATAAGTATCGACTTATAAAAAAACACGCCCTTCTATCTTGGCGGACGAAGGCGTGTATTGCAATAAACTAATAGGCTTATTTGCTATGCCTATTTTATCATGAAATAGGAGTGAATGTCATGTGGATAGAGAAATTACCAAATGGTAAGTATAAATATTTCGAGAGATACCAAGACCCGTACACTGAGAAATTGAAGAGGGTATCAATAACGTTAAATTCCAAATCTAACCAAGCAAAAAAACAAGCAATTTTAGAGTTGCAAGAAAAGATTGAAAAGGCCACTAACCGATCAACGCAGAAATCTTTATGTTTTGGAGAGGCTGTTGATATTTTCCTGATAGTTTATAAAAGAAAAGTAAAGTCATCCTCTTTTGTTTCTTTTAAATCTACTGAAAAAAAAATTAGGTCAGTAATAGGTGAAGAAACTATTATCAAAAATATCGACACAAAATTTCTCAGAATGAAACTTGAGCATATGTTTTATGTTGAAAAATATTCTTTTAATTACGTGAAGAGGGTCAAAGCACTGATAATATCAATATTAGAAAATGCAAAAGAAGAAGGATACAGTATAGACATACCTAGGTTTAGGTTGAATTTAAAAAAAGAGCAGACAGGAACTGCGGAAAAGTACCTCGAACATCATGAAGTTAGGAAGATAATCAATGAACTTTCTTCTTACGCTAAAAATGTAAGAAAAGCCTACATGGTCGAATTCATGGTGCTAACAGGTTTACGATATGGAGAACTGATCGCTCTAAGGGAAGAGGATTTATTCGACGGATATATTAAAGTAACAGGAACAATCGATTTCAGAAGCGGTCATTATTCTGAAGTAATTAGAACATCTCCAAAAACGAGCGCAGCCTACAGAAATGTATCATTACCGAATAGAGCAATTGATATAATAATTACCGTTCTCCAAGAAAATGAAATATTTAAAACTACTCCAGAGTACAATGATCAAGGATATATTTTCACTAATAAAAAAGGTAATCCTATAGATTATCGTACATTCGCCCCAACTCTTAAAAGAGCTGCAAGAGTTTGTATAGACAAACCCGTGACTAGCCATTGGTTAAGACACACTCATATTTCAATTCTTGCTGAAATGAACGTGCCAATAAAAACAGTAATGGATCGTGTTGGACATACAGACGAATCAACAACCATACGAATCTATACGCATGTAACTAACAAAATGCAAACAAATTTAATTGACCAACTCAATACGGTAAATATTTAA